TAACAGCCATAAAGAATTCACCATCTCCTCTGTAATCTGCAACGCCTGTTTGTTGACCAAGAGCACTACGTCTAGAAGTAATATCGTAATCTCCAGATCTTATAAATGCAGGGATGGCTGTAGTTGCAACGCTGTTAACTTGATCAGTGCCAACCTCATGTTCATAGTAAATACTAGATCCATATTTATTAGTAATACCAAGTATATCAGGAAATACTGGTGTTGCGCTATCATCATAATCGGTTGCATAAGGGTTATCAAATACACCTTGATCTGCATACGTTGTTCTATCAAGCGATGACGTTGTCCAACAGTTTTCAGAATAATTATAAGTTACACATCTATCAATTTGTGTAGATCCAGCTTTAGGATAAAACCAATTTACCTCTGTATATAGATTATTAGAACCAGAAAATACAACGTCACTTGCATTAAAGTTTAATCCAAGATTATTACCATCTGTGCTAAATACAAAATCTTCTACAAGACAAGGTAATGATTTTACTGTACCATCAAATGCAAAGAATCCACCTTGAGAACCCATCCAGAATACAATACCATTAACGTAAGTAGCTGCGTGCTGTCCAATACATCCACAGTTTGTACCAACCTGTCTAACACTAAATGTAAAGGGTGGACCAACAAATTGAATAACATAAGCTGCGTTATCCGTTATAACAAAAACATAATCTTTACCTTGAAGTGCGGCTCTTATTTCATTCCCTGTATCTAATCTAAATGTACCGGCAGTATTTGTGGCTGTTGGCGTATAAGTATTTAAATCTTCTTGGTTAGAAAATCTTACAAACATTGGATCTTGAGTGGCTGGTGTTCCAATTGTTGTTTCAGTTCCAAAGTGAAATAAGTGTCTATCTCTATCTGAAACCAATGTAAATCTAGTTGCTGTAGGATTATTGGTAGTTGCAAAACTACTTGTAGACTTTGAAGCTCTAATAGTTCTAGCATTTGTTGCGCCTGCATTCCATGTAAAAGTTTCACCGTTAAATACAGTTGCAACTAATACTTGACCAAAGTTATCTAGACTCCAGCTTCCTGGATCCAGTACCACAGAACTTGTTGATCTTTCTGTGCCCCAAGTTTCAACGTTCCAAGTGGATGTGCCCCAACCATAACCTGTGGTTTGTGTTGTTGGTCCAACTATTACATAGGGATTAACAGTGACAGCACCCGCCGCTGTCATACCAGACCCTGATTCAACTGTTGCCGCCTGAACAGTAAATTTGTCTACATCAGGCACAGTCAAAATTTCGTATACTTTTTGTAATTCTGCGGCTGTATAACCACTAGCTCCGGTTACAGTTACTGCAGATAAGGTTACATATCTTCCAACTAGTAATCCATGCGACCCTTTATTAATAGTTATAGTGCTAGACCCGTTGGTTGTTGTTAAAGTTCCGCCTGTGATTGCAGTATCTAAAGGTGTGATGTCGTAAAAGTCATTACCATAATATAGAAATAAACCTTGTGATGTTCCAATAGCTGCATATTTTTCACCTGCAAAACTAGAGAATGCAACTTGTGCTCTGCCAGCGCCAGGTAAACTTTTACCACCAGCCGTTAATTGTAACCAACCACCTATTTTTTCTGGTAAGCCATATCTAAATCTAACAAAATCACCATCTGTCCATTGGCCTTCGGCCCCTGATTCTGTATCTTGCTTATTAAAACCGGCCTTGAAATTTAATTTTTGTAGCATATAGTAGCTTATATATTAGTTTTTTAAAGAATGAAAGTATCAATATAATGGACCATTTAGAAGGAATTGTTGAATTAAAAAATATAGTTAATCCTTATTTTTGCAAAAATATAATGGCTCTTACAGATAAAAAAGCTATTAAAAATCTTACTATAGGGACAGGGGAAGTTAATAAAAATATAAGAAGTGTAAAAGGATACTCTTTAAATTTAGAAACTCCTACTAATTTATTTTATTGGAATTATATTAAAAAAGAAATAGAAAGACTATATCTTCATTATAAAATTAAATTTCCTAAAATGCTTAGTAATAAAATTAATCAAATTGATTTGTTAAAATATAACTCAGGGGGAAATTATAAAATACACACAGATCATTTTAGCACTACATCAAGATCATTAAGTGTCATTATAAATTTAAATGATAATTATGAAGGAGGAGATTTAGTTTTTACAGATCAAAAAGAAATGGAAATAAAAAGAATTAAATTACAAAAAAATTCTATTGTTTTTTTTCCAAGTAATTTTTTATATCCCCATACGATTGAATCAGTATTGAAAGGAACAAGGTATAGTATCGTAGCATGGCTGCAGTAAATTATAAATTAATAAAAGGTTTCTTTACTAAAGAGGAATTGCCAATAATACAAAAATATTGTTTTAATAAATTGGATACTGATAAAGACTACGAACTAGATGGACAAGTTTTTTCTCCAGCATGGTATAATGATCCGTTAATGACATCTTTGTTAGATAATAAATTACCTTTAGTTGAAAAAGAATCTAATTTAAAACTATTTCCAACTTATGCTTATTGGAGATATTATGTATTTGGAGGTACTTTAAAAACTCACACAGATAGACCCTCATGTGAAATATCAATTACTGCATGCGTAAAAAAATATGACAATTGGCCTTTAAAAGTTGAAAACACTTTTTTTGAATTAGAGGAAGGAGATGGTGTGTTATATGCAGGTTTTGATCAATTACACGGTAGACCAGGTGTATATAAAGGTGAAGGATTGGCACAAGTTTTTCTTCATTATGTAAATCAAAATGGACCCTATAAAAATCATGCATATGATGCTATTAATAAATTAAAACAATGATAACTTTAATAGATAAAAATAATAAATTAAATGAACAAAGAAATAGCATTAACATAACTTACCCTAGAAGTATTAATATAATTTTTGGTCATTATCCTTATCCTGAAAAAATTCATAATTTTATTTTACAAATTAAAAATAATTTAAGTAAAGAAATGTACAGTTATACAAATGTACAAGGAGGAATGACAGATTGGAAATATTTTTTAGATAAACCTGAGTTTATTGACTTTATATCTTATGTAATAAATAAACATCAAATAACTCACTCAAATTTATTTGAACATTTTTTTGAAAAAAATTTAATTATAAATGCTTGGGGTAATGAAATAAAACCTAAAGATAGTGTAACATATCATACACACCCTTGTCACCATGGAATTTTGTATTTAACAAAAGGTTGTGATTTAAATTTGCCAGATTTAAATTTAAAAATAACACCTGAACCTGGAGATTACTATATGTTTCCCCCTGAAATTCTTCATGGTTTTGATAAATATATAGGAGAAAATAACAGGTACAGTTTAATTTTTAATATAGAACAAGGTAATAAATTTAAATATGATAAAAAAATAAAAGATAAAAATGGAAAATAAAACAGTTAATATAACTAACTTTATTGGTGTATATGATAATTACATTACTAAAGAAGAATGTAATAAAGCTATACAATTATACGAAAATCAAGATAAATTTAATAATACCATTAATAGAATAGGTGGAGAACAATCTTCAATATTACAAAAACAAGATCAACAATTTTTTGCTTCTGGACATAATATAGATGTTTGGTGGGAAGAATTAAAACCAATGATGTTAAACTTTGATTTAGCTTGGAATCATTACGTTCAAAATGTAGGAGCTAAAGATGCTTATGGAGTGCCCTTTCATTTTACTTGTTTAAAAATTCAAAAAACATTACCAACAGAAGGATATCATGTTTGGCACCTTGAGCATGGTAAAGGATTTGATAATGAACCTAGAGCTTTTGTTTTTAGTATTTATTTAAATGATGTTGAAGAGGGTGGAGAAACAGAGTTTTTACATTTTTCAAAAAGAGTTCAACCTAAAACAGGTAGAATAGTTATATGGCCGGCTGGTTTTCCATATGTGCACAGAGGTAATCCACCTTTGTCAGGTAAAAAATATATTCTTACTTCTTGGATGATGTTACGATGAGTATGATGTAGGTCTTGCACCTAATCTAGCAATTTTATCAGCTTCAGTTTCTGGAACATAATTATCTCCTTCACCTGTGCCAGTATTATCATTATCCCAATCAGATTGTAATCTAGCTAAATGAGCTGTATCCCATCTAGTAATGAAATCTTGAAAATCTCCTAAATTAGCATTGTCCCAACTTGAATGAGGAGTTGCATCTCTGTATTCTACTTGATCGTTAACATTTGAAGTTGCGTATTGAATGGCCCAAATATTAGCCCATTTTGCTAGCCCCCAAAAATCATTATCATCAATAACGTATCCAACGCCTTCAGACGCTCCTTCAGCATAATTTTTAATTATCATTTTATCTTCAAATACTACTGTCCATTGTGCGTTTGTTGCCATAATTTCTCCTACGTCTTAATAATATAAATAATTGTTAAATAAGGTTGAATCACCGAAGTTGAATCACCTGAAAAAGTTGCACTCATATTATGAGAGTGACCTGTACCAGACCCTGTGTTTCCTGTGCTGGAAGAACTTCCCCCTGGGGAATAGAATGGGTGACCCATTGTGGCGTTATAGTAACCTGAGTTTCCTCTACCTTGAGGGTGTGAGTGAGATGCAAGTTGTGCAGTTGATAAAGTTGCGTTAGCTGTAGAACCTCCGACGTTTCCTGTTGAAGCCACAGTATTAGCCCCACCAGTTGATGCTAAAGCTTTAGTTCCAGATTTACCCATTGCAACGTTGTCTTGTAAATCAGGAACAAGAAAAGTGCTTGCACCGTCGCCAGCTCCATAAGTTGTACCTACGATTGCAAACAATGCAGAGTATGTAGATCTTGAAACTGCTTGACCATTACACTCTAAGAAACCTGTTGGCACTGAAGAAGAAGACCACGGCACAATAGTAGCGGTAGGAATTCCTTCGATACCAGTAAGATCGGCACCTGAAAAATTGTATTTTGTTGCTTCGTAATTTGCCATATTCTATTTCTCCTTGTATGTCCAACCTGTTGTAGCATCTCCTGAAAATACTAAACAGAAACCAGCACCTTGAGTGTTTACCACTAAGTCTGCTGCTGCGTTAGCTATATTAGAACTGTTTCTTCCAACAGTCAATGCGTTAGAGTTAAAATCATAACCTTGATCTACAAATGAAACCTCATCGCCTGTAGCAGGAGATGCAGGTAGTGTAATTGTAACTCCTCCACCATTTGTATTTACTAAAAGTTGAGCACCAGCTTGAACTGTTTCAGCTGCAGAAACTACTCTCCAGTTTCTTTGCTCAGATAATTTTACTACATTAGTTCCATCAGAATATAATACATAATTATTTCCTTCACATAAAAGAACACCTGTGCCTGATGCAGTTTTAAAAGTTAAAGTATTTCCTGCGTGGTCACAAGCATTTTGTACGTTATAAACTTTTTCTACTCCATCTGGAATAGAAACAGTTCTCGTCCCTGCTAAAGTCCCTGTTAATTTAATAACATCATTTTTACCATTTGATACAGCACCATTAGTAAAAGTTAAAGTTCTGTTAGCGTTAGTTAAATTGAAAGTTGTAAAGCCACCAATAGCTTGTTCTAAAATAAGTAAGTTTGTATTTGTAATTTGACCCCAAGTTCCAGAGTTTTCACCGGTTGCTTGTACTGTAAGTTTTAGACTAGCAGATGTAGAATTCGCCATTTTTTAATTCCTTATACGTTCATTTTATTAAAAATATGAGTTTCTGTCAAACTCATTATGCAGCCACCTCTTGCCATCCTGGAGGTGTTATAGGCGCTGAACCTGTATTAACTTCGTTCCAGATCAAAGCACTACCAGATCCTTGGTTCATAGTCAAGCTTAAACCTGTAAGCTGAATATCAATATGAATTTTAACACTGACACCAGCTAATTGATTATTTAAAGGTAGTCCAGTTACATCAACTTCTTGGCCAGGGACACCCACGGCTGTTCCTAACCCTGCAGTCATTGCAATACCTGTTGGACTTGCACCTGCTCCAGCTAAACCTAAAGCAGTTCCTAAATTTGCAATCATAGGTTCACCTATGATCATTGCATCAGGTGCTGGATCTACATTACCTAAAGTTGCTTGTGCTATGTTTAAAGTGTTTAGAGTAACTACTGATTCACCTTTAAGTGATAAATTACCTGCAGCTGCGGTCATTGCGATACCTGTTACATCAACATTTGCAAATTGACCTTCAACTCCCCATGCATTAACATTCCAACCTTGTCTACCCCAACCTGTTTGGTTAAATGCATCTACAGATCCAAGACCCATAGACATTGCATTACCAGTAGCCATCGCATCAGGACCAGCATCCGCTGTTCCTAAAGTTGAAGTCATTCCAATACCTACTGGAAATACTTTTCCAACAATATCTATAGTTACAGAATTAAGAGCAGTTGTAATAAGTTGATTGTTATTTGTGGAAGGACCTGTGGATACATCAATAGATGCTACAACATTTCCTAAAGTTCCTGTAAGTGCTTGACCAGGAGCTATAAGATTTCCTACAATACCCCATGCAGAATCATTCCAAGCTAGTCTACCCCAACCAGTATTAATTTCACCAACAGTTGTTTCGTCACCTAAAGATGCAGTAAGGGCAATACCCGTAACTGTAAAAGTTGGGTCTGCTAAATCGTTCCATTGGTTTTGACCCCAGACACCGGCTGACCAAGTTCCTGATCCACTCATAGGAGTTTACCTCCTACGATTAACCAGAGATCCTTAGAATCGCTGCTGTTGATGTTTGAGCTGGAAACTGAATTGTAAAAACTCCAGATGTAGCTGTTTTATCTGCTCCAAAATCTAAAACTGCCACCGCTGCATTTGAGAACGATGTGTTATAGATTAAAGCACCTCTAGCAGTAATAGTCACTCCAGTAAAAGATCTATCTGAAAAGTCTACTCTTGCTACACCAGCTGTAATTGAAGTTGCTAAATTAACTAGCTTTCCACCACCAGATGTATATTGACCAGAGTTTGGAACTTGGTTTCCAGTTGTAAAAGAAGTTGTCGCTGAGTTTAGAGTTGCTGAAGAAGTATAAAGAGCTATTTTAAAAATATCACCAGAGGGCGCTGCAGTAAAATCCTGATCACCATCTAATAATTGTTTTTTAAAAGAGTTTGCAATTGCTTGTGTTATAGCCATGTTTATTTTCTCCTATTTTCCTATACGAGGAACACCACTTTGATATTCGTCTCGTCTTCTTCTTCCCATTTGTTCTATTGAGAAGCCTTCTACTGCTTGTTTATACCTTCCTTCGTATAATTGCAAGAGATCATTTGGCCCTTTTAGAAAACTAAAAGCCTCGACTAGGCATGCATACAAAAGTCCATTGGGAAATTGCAGACTTAAATATGTAGTTGGAATTGTACTCGATAATCCATCAGGTTTCAAGATATAATTTAGTTGAATTGTATACGTAGCATCTGGAATTGGAGCCACGACTACAGTGTCTTGGTCCCAGTTACTATAATATTTAGGCACCCCTTGAGAATTTAAATTATTAAATTCTGACATAAAACTAGTATCTCTATATTGTAAAAAATCTCTATTATCAGCTTGGCCCACTCCATCAGAATCTACGATTTGAGCTGATCTAATTACTAATAAATTTTGTGGTGTATCTATAAATCTTGTTCCAGCTATTAAATTAGCTGTTACATATCTTCTATTATTATCAGAATCTACATCTCTTAAAATTCTAAACTCTGCATTTTCAATAAATCCATTTACAATAGTATCAGTTAAAACTGTACTAGTAACCTCTGTATAATCTCTAATTTTTTGTACTAATTCTGTGTAAGTCATTATGTTATTTGTATCATACCTCCCATACCTATACCATGAATATAACAAGCATAATAGTAAGTTCCTGTAGTAGCCGGAGTCCACTCTAAATACCTTTCTGATGCAGCGTTAAAAGTGGTTGTGTCGGTATAGTTTGATTCTGTGCTTGCACCATCTAAATAATAAGAAACGTTTGTAGATACAATTCCACTTCTTAGGGTAGATAGGGTTGTAGAATTTGAAGTTGAGATAAATAAAGGGTGATTATCATTACTGCTATTATCTTGTGAAAATTTAATTACAGTGTCTTTAGCAATTGATAAACTCATTTGTCGAGTTCCGTCAAGATAGAACACATTTCCTGTTCCACCCACAAGATATAATGTTCCTGAAGCCACAGTTACTGCATAAGTTTGAGTTGCAGCAGCAGGAACTCCCGCTACAACTTCACCTAAAGCAATTGAAGCTTGTCTTCTAGAATTTATAGTAGAGGGATTTTCAGGTTGCATACTATTATTACTTAAGTCTTGAAAAGCAAAATCTCCCGGTAAAGTTAAATTAGCTACCATGTTTCCACCACCAATTTGATCAGATGGAAAACGTTGAGGTCTTGCTTGTTCTAAACCTTGTGGATCAGCCACAAAAGGTTTTGGTTCTAATTGTGGTTGCTTTGGTTCATACTCTGATAAATGTACAAACGCACCATTCCATTCTGTAACCATTTCTCTCCACGGAAAAGCTTGTCCGCTTCTATCAGAAATTGCTAGTGCGTATTTACCTTTTGCAAACTTAGCCATATTAATCTATCTTTTTATTAACCATGTTCATTCGTTCAGTTAATTTAATTATATCCTGAATGCCCATTGCACTTTGTAAAGATTTAAATTCCTCAATACTGATCGGTTGGAAACCTAATTCTTTAACAGCTCTTATATAATCTAAATAACCGCCCGCTTCTAATTTTATACGACCACCA